ATTTAAACAATCAATCATCCAATCAACTTCATGCTGAGCATATTCAGATAATAATTTATTATATTCAATATCTGAAAGAGTAATTGAATCTAAATATTTATTTTTAAGAGCAGGTAAATTCTTATTATTTTTATTATCATTATTATTATCATTATTATTTTTATTTTTATTATCATTATCGGGTTTTTTGGGTTTGTTTGGGTTATTTTTTTTAGGTCTACCTCCTAACATACCATTATTTTTATTCCTATCACATACTTTATTATATGCCTGTAAGTCTCTTTCAAATTGACTTTTAAATGGATAAAAAGCCAAATTAACCAATTGGGTTATTTGGGTTTCAATGGGTTTGTTTGGGTTATAATAATTATAAATAAGTTTAAATAATTGACCAGCTTGTTCATCAGTTAATTCATTTAAAATACCTAAACTATCAATATGTAATATAAATGATTTTCTCACAATTTTATAAATTAAAAAACCCCTAAATGTTCAGTTGGTTTACGAAACCATGCAGCATCAACCCTGCACCTGAACACTTAGAGGTCTAAATGTTTTATTGTTGATGTTATGTGAAATCGGTTCGTTACTCCGATAGTGCAAATATACAAATTATTTTTTTAAAACAAAGTATTTTTTTGTGGTCTATCGCCTTTTTGCCAATCAGAGAATTTTTTATTACCCATTTTTTTAATAAAATGTTTTATATTATTTCTATATAAACCAACTTTAAAATTAGGATTAATTGCAGCCTGTTTGTCATCTTCAGCAATATCATTATAACCAGCTTCAATCATTTCTTTATAGTTATGAAATACATCTGAATGCCTATCAATTTCTTTATTAATTAAATAGTCTTCATTACCTCCAAATGAATAAATAATTATAAAGTTGTTTGGAATATCATTAATACTTTTAAATAAAGAAACTTCTTTTGTATAAGTATAAAAAATACATTGTTGATTTTCCTTAGCTATGTTAATCCAGTCTATCGCATAATCTAAGCTAAAAAAATCCCCAGCGTCATGTATTCTAATATATTTATCAATATACTTTTTAAGTTTTAATTCCTCATTTATTAATTCAATCCATTTATTACGGTTAAATAAAACAAGTTCAAGTTTTTTAATATGTGCTTTTCTTACATTTGAAAACATATAAGTTCCATTTTTAGCATAACAAAAAGCTGCACATATTCCAGCGTTTGGGCAAGTATTAAATTTTTTTCCATTTGATAATGTAACCCAGTGCGCTGGTAAAGTCCATCCAAAAATGTTAGACTTTTTTAAATCTGAATTTTGAGTAAATAATTTCATAATTCCAAACCTTTGTAAAATTCTTCTCTCATATTTGAATTCATAGTATGGTAAATATCGCCAATTTTATCTAAGTACTCAACGTCTGTAATATTTCTTTTTTCAAGTTCTTCAACTATTTTGAAGCCTTGTTTTTGCCATAGATTAAAATCAGCTTTCATTTTATGTTTGAATTTACTAGTTAATTGAGTTGATTGCTCAACTGTTGATTTGAATAAACCAATTAGAAGATGTGATTCAAATTCTACTTTTGCCTGTTCAGTTGTTAGTGATTTTTCCATGTTCTTTGATTTTTAATTTGTAAATTTTAATTAATTCTTTAATTTCATCTAATGTTAGTTTAAGCGAATCCCCTCTTTTATTCATTAGTCTATTGTAAGCATAATTGCCTATTCTTAAAGGTAATCTTAACCCGTATTCAATTTGATTACCATGTTGATGTTGATTACAGTAAACACATTGACCATGTACGTTATCTTCATTAAACCTTAAGTTTGGATAACTGCCAACACTAAGATAATGTCCAGCATCAAATTTACTTGTTAATGGTCTTTCACATGAAATACATGGTTTATTAGCATCTCTTAATCGAATATACTTGTTAAAGACTATTTGAAGTAAACTAAGCCATTCTGTTCGAGTACGGGTGTTTTCAATCATTACCTTTTTCTTTTCCTTCCATACCTTAGTTTCTGCTAATTTAGCTGCACATTTAGCACCGCAAACAACTTGAGTGGTTTTAAAAGGAGTGAAGTTTCCACCACACTCCTTGCACTTTTTATTTTTAACCTTTCTTTCCATTAAATGATTCAAAATATTGATTAAATAATATTCGTGCTAACTTTACTTTCTCAGTCATCTTTTCAATTACCTCTTCATTAGCATTTACTCTATAAATAAATAATCCTAAGTCAGAAATAATACGAGGATCGAAAGAAACGAAATCACACCACTTTCTGCCTGATAATAACATGTAACATTGCATTTGGTAATAGTATTCAGGCTGTTCACTTAAGAAAGTTTCATCATTGGTTATAAAGCAATGTTTTAAATGATTTGCGCCATTGTAAGGACACTTTATTTCTATTAAGCCATCTTCACCTACTAAGCCATCTGGACTGCCTGTTAATCCATTTATTTCATTTGAGTAAAGCATTAAGCTATCTTTAACTTCATTGCCAGTTACAGATGAATAAAACTTTTTAGCAGTTGGTTCGTGTTCATTTCCCCATTCAGTTGCAAAGTTATTAATCCCTTGTTTAACCTCACCGCTTAACTTTTCCCAAACTTTTTCGAGAATATAAGTTTCTGCTGTTTTTGAAAGAGCCTCTTTTTTACTTCGAGGCTCGGTCATAATTTTGTAAATTTCTGATCCCGTGAAATTACCTTGTCGGTTAATAAACCATTCAGGGCTGTATATTTCAATTGTACTTTCCATAATTTATTTTTTTTTGAACTGGTTACAAATTGTAACCTTTTTAAATTGATTTTAAAAGTTTTACCTCAACATCATTACTAACCTCATATTTTGCCTTTATAGCATCTATTGAACCACCTTTCATTAAATATTCAACAGCTTCTCCAAACTTATCTGTATCGGCTTTTAAAATAGGTTTTTGAATATGTGCAGTTTGAATAGCTTTGTTAGTTGTGTTACCATCATCATCATCAATTTCTAATGATAAAAGTGAGCAAATGGTATATCTGCGAAAATAAGAAATTGCACTACCTAATTGCTGAGGTTGTAAACCAACTGGCATAGGAATAAAAGATACAATTGAATCTTTGCCATCTGTGATAACAGTACCTATTCCACGTTCATCTATTGGCTGAGTAATTAATAAACCAACCTCGCTAAGTATTGGTTTTACTTCACTTAATACTTGCTTTAATGTAGCGTAGGTATTTTTAAAATGTGGATTTTTTGCATCTTTTTTAATTACATTGATTTGCTTTTGAAATTCAAGCAATCTTTGTGTTAATGATAATTGTTCGTTCGTTTTCATAATAGATTGATTTAATTCTTTTTATTTTTACTTTTTTGTAGTGAATAGACTAAAATGGTAGCCCATCATCTTCTATTTTAGGACTGTACTTTGTTTCGTTTGAGTAAGTCTTTGTCTCATTCTCTTTTTTAAATGGTTCTTGGAATGATGCGCTAAAATACTTAGTACCTTTTTGACTTTCTTTAAACCATAAAGATATTTCCATTTCTTTACCATTTACATTTACTTTGCCTTTGTAGTCTGGGGCTTTTTCAGATGTTTTTTTGTCATTCTTGAAGATTGCGCCACTGTTTAATTTAGTTTCCATTTTTCTTTTGTTTTTTATTGGTTATTGTAAATTCTTTAAAACGTGTATTAGATTTAGAGTTGATGCACCATTGCTCATTAATAGTGTAACCTTTCTTTCTAATTTTAGCTAATACTTTGTGAAGGTTAAGTGTGCCACATGCACATTCTTTTTTAGTTATTTGATAGGCATTTGATCCTGTAATAACTTGCCCACCTAATAAGGCATCGAGGATTGCTTGTTCTTGTGTTTTCATGGTTACAAATTTAATAATTAATTTTTAACTGAATTATAATTTAAAAAATTATCCGTAATTATTTCTATCTGATTTTGAAGTAAATAGTATTTTTCTGTCAAATTTTGGTCATAAAGTTCTAATCTTTTTAATTCTGCTAATTTTTCAGCAGTATCATAAAGTTCACTTTCTTTTTGATGAATATCATTTAAGGCATACAAACTTCTTCTAGTTAACCCTTCTATATAAAATTTATTTTCCATACTTTTTAATTTTTAAGTTATAAAATTCATCAATTATATCTAACAGTTCATCTTTACATTCGCCTTCTTTAAAAGCCTTGCCTATTGTAACTAAGCTGAAATACTTTTTCTTTGTTATTCCATAACGCTTTAGTTTTGTGTGGTCTCCATGAGTGTAATACTCTGTCATTTTTGTTTTAATTGTTTCTGGTATTTTCATTTGTTTTTAATTTAATTTTAAATAAGTCGCTATAAAGTAGCGCAAAGATGTAAGTTATAAGCCATATTAAAAGACGAACCAACCAAAAAACTTTTCTAAATATGGAAGTATTCCTAACCACATTATTAGCTTAAACAATCCTATACCAATCCATTTGCCAACATTGACTGATACCACTAAAATCAATAAACCGAAGAAAATACGGCTTATAACAACACCTAACCGCAAGTTGGGTTTTTGTGCTTCATTGAAATTTTCTGCTTTTTTCATATTTTGTGCTTCATTTAAAATTTGTACTATTTAATCCCAACCTTGGGTTAGCTGCAATACGTTATAATATAACTTGGTTTTTAATATCTATGCTTTTAAACATTTTAATTAGTTCCTGACTAAACTGTAAATTCCAATCAAACTCTAATTGATTATTTCCAATGAAGATTTTATGCTTACCAACTACTTGACCTTTTTTATAGAAGTCAAAACAAAAGTGAGTTTCAGTATCTGTAATAAACATTTCCATTGTTGTATTATCTAAACTTACATTACTGATGTTGATTCTATTATAATTAACTAAGTTAGCATCTATATAACCATACCAGTATTCAAGATTATTGTTTAGTTCTATTTGATTTGAGTTATTCATAAATTTGTTTTTTAATTGTGTTATAAACTTCGTTATATTCTTTTTCTGTTATTTGCTCATAGCTGCATGGGTATTGCATCATGTGTTGAGTAACCTGAATTGAATATTCAAACTCCCCTAAAAACAATACTGTAGTTCTTGTTTCTTCTACCATGTAATAATGGTAATGTTGTTTAGTAAATAATGGTAGTTCAACTTCCATTTGTACTTTTTCTTTTCGTTCAATTGTGATTTTCATAACTTTGTGTTTTTAAATATAAAGCAAATTTAAACTATTTATTAATCACTTTAACATTAGCATATAAAAAAAAAGCAACTATTTTTTATAATAATTGCTAACTACTTGAAAATCAATAAGAAAATTTTAATCCTTATTAGCTCTCTTTTTTATCTTTTTCTTTTCCCAATGGCGAATGATAGCAGCTACTAATAAAGTAACTATTGATCCGACTACTGAATTATCAACTCCATTAATAAAAGCTCCGCCACCTGTAACTTCATGTACTGCCACCGCTGTATTAACTACTTCACTAACTACTGTTGTTAGTGTATCATTTACTAATTGTAATAACATTTGTATATTGTTTTAAATTGTTTAAATTTGCTCTTCGTTCTTTGTGTTTTTCATAAAAATTTCTAACTCTTAAAAGCATCTTTCGGGATGCTTTTTTGTTTTATACTATTTCTATTGTATGGACTTCGTTATTATGTAACAATAATCTATTTACTAAATCCTTTTCAGCTATTGTACTTTCAAATATTGAATTATGCCCTTTTTTATAGCCTATAAGAATACATCCTAATGAATGGTTAGCATTATTACCTCTGTGCAATAAAACCCCATCAAATCCTTTTATATCAAGAATACGAGGTAACATCCTTTTGAACTTAGGACTTTGATTAACTGTTAGCTTATAGAAGCCTGAAGGTATTGCAGTAAGCCCGAAAATCTTTTTTGCCTGAATAAATAAAAGAGAATCACTTTGTTTTAATCCTCTATCTTTATCTTCTAATGTATAACAAAAGAAAACATCATTAATAAATAATGAGCCAATTGTACAAACATCATTTTTAGTTTCCCTAACTACTTTTAGTTTCATCTTCTATTTTCTTAGGAATTACAGCTTCGTTTGGTTTACTATACAATTGCTCAAGTCTTTCTCTTTCTAAACAATTATACAACTTAGCTTCTAAATGTTCTACTCTTGTATGAGTATGCCATAGCCACAATACTAATACAGCAGTTGCACCATGTTTTTTTATAAGTTCTAATGCTTCTTTCATTCTATTGGTGGTGTTGGTGGTGGTGTATAAGGACTTAATGGAATATCTAATAAATAAGCATATTGAGTTTGAGAAATATCAATTTCATCTTGCTCAGATAAAAATAAAAAGTAAACTCCATTTATATCTTGAACGAAATTAAAAAATGTGTCACTATCAATGAATACCCCTTGTAAATTATTTGCTTGTTGTTCTGTTACTATTCTTCCTTCCATAATTTTAAACGTTTCTTCCTAAAGTTGTTTGATATGTTTGAACTGCTGTATAAAAGTTAGCCGCTTCAGTATCTGTTAAACCATCTCCTAAATACATAAATGAATATTCACGGGTTGAATAATATCTTGGTGTACTTGAATCATTTATACAACAAATTAAAAAAGGTATATTAGTACCTGAAAAACCTGTTGAAGAACTTGTATTTGTTGTTCCTATTTGCGCACCATTTTTATATGCTTTAAAAACAGTTGATGTAGTTCTAATTGATTGAAAAAAACCTCGAGAATCAGTATTTGAAGCTGAAATTCTGTTACTGGTATTTATATATTGGTCTGTTATATAATTATTCAAATATCTCGTTACTAAAGCAAAAACACATGATCCTGCAACTTGAATACCAGTATCATAACCTAAACCATCCAAATTAGTTCTTGAATAAATACCAAATGATGTATTATTATTTGTCATAACATTCAAAGGTATTAAATTAGTATTTGCATAACCACTTGCACCATTACTTGTAAAACCTGTGCTTGAATGTGTCATACCTGTTGCAAAAGTTAATCTATATGCTGCATTTGTATCTTGTGGGTCTTTAAGGTTCCATTTATGAGAACTTGCAGAACCTCCAACAATTGGATAAATAGCCTTCATTTTAGTCCAAATGTTAGCACTCTTTAAATCTAATACAAGTTGATTAACTGCGCTTTGTTGTGTTCCGTTAGTTATACCAGCAGCTGTAATAAAAGCCTGTGCATCTGCATCATTTGAACTTCCTAATGGTGCAAATCTTTTAGGTGTTATTGCTAAATTAGTTCCAATCATATTCAGACTTTAAAACTCCATTTTCTAAGGTGCAAACTTTTTGCCCTGTTAAATACTTATTTGCTATGCTGTTAAATGTTTCAATACTTTCAGTCCAATTATAAAGTACCACTAAAAAATACTTTTGATAATCTTCACAATTAATTATTTCACCGTATTGGCTTAATTCTATTTTTAATTGATCCATTAATAATTTAATTTAATGTTAGGTCTTGTTGTTGAATTTCTAGTTCCTAATCCTGTTGGATAACTTGCATCATTTTGTTTATACCAACTTAAATATTGTGCGCTTGTTGAATGGCATTCAGCCCACCCATAACCACTTTGCCAGCTTCCATCTTTATTAATCCAAATAATTAAAAGATTATCATTCCCATTATAACAAAAGTTACTATCAAAATTTATATTATTATACCCTGAAGTAACCGACCAATTGAAATTCTTAACAGTTTGCAAGTCTTTAATTCCTGCTATTCCACTAACATCTCCATTTGTGTTTGAAATTTGAACATTAGTTCCAAATTGAAAATCTGTTATGTGTGCAATTCTAATTGTTTGATTATTATAAGAATATCCTGCTGAATAACCTGCCATGTGTATCTGTAATCCTGTTATGTTTTTTTGACTACCTAATTCACTTTGTTTTAAAATAAACATTGTATGTGAATAGTTATAAAGACCATAAGCAGGGTAATCACTAACATTAGATGTGCCTTCTGTTGTAACCCAATTAAGATTTCTAACAGAACAACACCTAACGTAATTCTTAACAGATAATGGATGTAAAGGTATCACTCAGAATAAGCAATGATAGTTCCGCTTGTTAAAGTAAGATTTGTAAAAACAGCATCACCAGGAGCGTAAATAATAGCACCTTGCTTTAATGTTTTACCACTTAAACCAATTGATGTTAAATAATTAGTTGTAGTATCAGGAGCAAAGCCACCTGTTAATGTGCCTACTACTGTATCAGCTTGAACAATAAAACAGTAATATTTTTTCCCTGTTCTCGCTACTGTGTTATCAATATATTCACAGCCACCGTTAGCTGTTAGTCTTAATGCGTTTGCCATGTTGTTTATTTTTTAAAGTACCAAAATTTTTTATTATTGAATATATAAATCTATTATTGTTCCGTATGTATTATTCACTCCTAAATTATTGACATTTCTAAAAGACAATAAATCACCTTTTGTTACCGATATACTTAAACCTGTTAAATTCATAGTATATGAAGGAGTTTGAGAAGCTAAATTAACTAAATGCAAAGTAGTCCATGCACCCGCAAAATTTTTCTGGTATTGTATTGTAAATGATCCGCTCGTCAAATTTGCTCTTACTTGTATCAACGCTTCATATATAGTTCCTGTTTTCATTATATATAATGCAGGTGTTGTGTTTGAAGTAAAAGCATTGAAATATATAAAAGATCCGTAAAAATAAGTAGTAGATGGACTTTGACTAAAAAAATTATGACCAACTGTTTGATAAAATAAATTTTGAGTTTTAACGTAATTTGTTAAATCTGTTTGATTTGCTAAAGTTCCCGTTATCGCTCCCCAAACACCACTATTTGCTGATACTTCAATATAAACACTACCACTCCAACGATATACTTTATTTGTATCTAATGCTACATAAATTTTTCCTGATTGCCCCGTTGCAGGAAAAGCGGCAAGGTTCGCATATTCTAAAATATCACTTACATAACTTGGTAAATAAGCCGCATCTATTTTAGTATCATTTCCAAGTGGAGCGTAACCATTTGCAATTCCTTTTTTTGCTGAATTTTCAGGTGTATAACCTAAAACACTAGCAATGCTTTTATTTTCATAACGAGTTGTTCCTGAACTCCAAAAGATACCGTCATTATTTGAAGGACTTGGTAAATAACAATTATGTAATTCTCCAATTTCGTATCCATTATCTATCTTACAATAAATTTTTCCATTGTTAGAATTTGAATATACTACATAACCAATTA